GCTGAAGTCTGGTGCAAAAGGGTTGCTGAAGCGAGTCCCTCTGCTCGGGTCGCTGCTTGGCGCGGCAGACATCGCTGACGCCGTGATGACGGAGGATGATCCGACGAAGACGAAAGAGCAGAACGCACCGATCGCGCGAAACGCACCGGTGGGGCTGTTGGCGGGCTGGCCGGCGGAATGGCTGGCGCAGCAAGTGGCGCAGCGCTCGGCGCCATCGCTGGTCCGCCCGGGGCATTGATTGGCGGAATTGCTGGTGGGATTGCTGGGTCACTCGGCGGAGAAAAGATCGGGGAGAAGCTGGGCGCCTCTATCAACGATGGGCTGAAAAACTCTGGGGTCGGTGGAGCGCTTGACGCGACAGGAAAGAAGGTGGCAGATCTGGCTGGGAGGGCTGTCAATGCGCTTCCAGCTCCGGTCAAGCAGGCCGCCAGCTATGCGGCAGACAAGGCTGTTGCCGCCAAGGATTGGGTGTTGGGCCAAACCAGCAAGATTTTCGAGAGCGGGAAAGGCGGCGCAGGGACAGTCAGCACGGGGAAGGGCGACTTCGGCGGAGCGTCCTACGGCACATACCAGATGGCCAGCAAAATGGGAGTTGTTCAGGATTTTCTGAAAAAATCGGACTATGGGAATCAGTTTGCTGGCATGCAACCTGGAACCCCTGAATTCAACGCGAAATGGAAGGATGTCGCGAAGAATGATCCATCCTTCGGTAGCGCGCAGCATGACTACATCAAGTCGCAGAATTACGATCCCGCAGTGGCTGGCCTCAAGGCCTCTGGCATTGACCTGAGCCAACGCGGGCCTGCGGTGCAAGATGCCATCTGGTCGACAGGCGTGCATTTCGGGGCTGGCGCGAAAGGGAAGTCGCGGGGGGCGGTTGGACTGATATCAAGCGCCCTGTCCGGGCAAGATGCTGCAAAAATGAGCGATGCGGATATTGTTTCCGCAATTCAAAACTACAAGATCGCGAACAACGATCGGCTCTTCGCGAGTTCCGATGAACGAAACCGTGCGGGGACTGCGGCACGGGCAGTTGAAGAGAAAAAGCGCCTGGTGAGCTTGGCAAGCACAAATGGCGCCGCACCAGCCCCTGATTCGGCGGCAGGCGCTCCCATGCCATCGGTGCCGCGCGCGGCGACCACCACGCAGGCCGCCAACCCCCTGACCAATGGGCCGGCAAGCACTGGCGGCCAGACGCAAAAGCAGCAGGCTCGCTCCACAGCAGACAGGGCGCCTGGGAAGTCAGGACCAATCCCAGCCCCAGACATCAAGTCTGATGCCCCAACCGACTCCGGGGTAGCAAGCCCAGCACAGCGCAGAGATGACCGCGCCACACCTCCAGATGCAGGCCGGGCAACCTATTCGGCCAGCGGCGACCCACGCCAATCCCACGGAGACCCCACAACGCAACCCGTCGACCCCGGCAAGTCGATCTCAGCCAGCCTGCTTGCCGGCCCCGCCCAGGCCATTTCCTCTGCTGAGGCGCTGGTGCGGTCCATGCTGGCCCCGGTATCTGCGCGGCCTGCGGGGACCATGTCAGCACCAAGCACGGCGGCATCGGTTCCCATGCCGAGCGCCGGAAGCATCCCGGATGCGCCGGCTGTGACCATCCCGCAACCAACGCTCAACACCGACGCCAGTACCACCTCGGTGCGAATGACCAGCCGCCAGCCCATCACGCAGGATCTCGGGGACCGGTCGATTGCGCACATCGCAACCGGCGGGCTTGGCAAGACCTGACCGCTTGATCTGCCGATCATTGAGCCACCTCCGGGCAGCCTGGATGGACACCGGACGCCACCGGCATGCCGCACACCTCTTCGATGCGGGAAACGTAGGCGTCGCGCACGCACTGCGGCATGTCGCAGGCATTGCGCCGCCTCAGCCACTCGCGCTGCGTCTTCTTCAGCCAGCCGTCGGCGCCAGCATCTTCGCGCTGTGCCGCGCGCATGCGGCCGTATGTCTGATCCATCGCATCATCCAGCCGGCTCAAGCTGATGTCGGCGCAGATCATGCGCTCCACCCTGGCTGAAGCCTTGGTGCAATCGAACGATGCCGCCTGGGCATGCAGACCTGACAGCGCGGCAAGAACTGCTGCCACAAGTTGGTATTTTGACATTGGCGCTTCCTTATTTTCAATTTTACACACCAGAAGTGCGGCACACATCAAGATAGACGAAAGCACATCACAAGCACATAAAATGCACCATAATCAGATGACTGACGCACGGCAAAAGGCGTAAATTCATCGAAAGTTGACATGATCGTGCGTCTGAGGCTACATTCCGTCCGCCACTGAAAAAACAGTGGCCGGGGATGACAGCCCGGAACGATCAAGGCGCACAGGCCGCGCAAGCGGCTTTTCCATGTCCATGCGAAAACGACATGATGCGCAAGCATGGCTCCACCAGTTTCAATGGCGGGCCGTGTGGGAGGGCGAAAGCCCTGCCGGTCCCTTGGTCCCGGTCTGTCACCCGCACGGTCTGCCGCCCTATCGACAGAGGGGCGGCGGGTTCAAACCTGACCTTGGAGCCATCATGGCAAGCAACACCATCCCCAGCGCCGCAGCGCGCACCTTCAACTTCCCCGGCGATGGCAAGGCCGTTCGTGCCGTCACGCTCGAATCTGGCGAACCTGGATTCGTTGGCAAGGACGTGTGCGACCGCCTGGGCTACACGAACCCGAACAAGGCCATGGGCGACCATTGCCGTGGGGTCACGATCCGTTACCCCATCCTCGATTCGCTCGGCCGGACGCAAGAGGCCCGCATCCTGACCGAGCCCGACGTTCTGCGCCTCATCATCGCCAGCAAGTTGCCGGCCGCTCAGGAGTTCGAGCGGTGGGTGTTCGAGGACGTTCTCCCCGCGATCCGCAGGACTGGAGCCTATGCCGCCCCAGAAGCGCAGCCAGGCCTGTCCCGTGATGCAGTCGTCCTGCTGGAACTGGCCCTGACCAGCGCCCGCATGTCCGCCGACATCCTGCGCCTGGAGGGATCGGCCCGGCTCGGCATCACCCGCGAGGCCCACAAGCTGGCCGGCGCCGCGCACCTGTTGCCCATGCTGCCCGTCTACGCCGTCGACGCGCCGACCGGAGCGGAATCCACCATCGGCAGCCACCCCACCGCCAGCCTCACGGAACTGCTGACGCAGCACAGCACCGGCAAGAGCGCGCTCGCGGTCAACAAGCTGCTGGCCAGCGCCGGCCTGATCGAGCAGATGACGCGCCCGACCTCGCGCGGGGCCGAATCGAAGTTCTGGAGCGTCACGGGCCTGGGTGCGCGCTGGGGCAAGAACGTCACCAGCCCGAGCAGCCCGAAGGAGACGCAGCCACACTGGTACATCGACACGTTCCAATGCCTGCTGGATGAAATTGGTCTGACGGCCGCGACGGAGGTGGCGTGACAACGCCCACCACGAACAAGGGGGTAGTGGGTCGCACGCTGCGCGAATCAATCATTACAGGGGTCGCCCATGAAAAAATTCTTGGCGAAATCAATGCCGACATCGAAACATTCCGCATGCTGATTGACGCGATGAACGGGGCCGCATGAACACTGCAAAAGCATACGCGGGAACTTTGAACTACCATTGCTTGTTTGTGATTTTTGTCAAAGTGGCGGAGGCCAAGTAATGGGAAAAAGAGAAAATGCAATCGCCGTGATTGCTGTTTGCGATGTCATCCGAGAGATTGGGGTAGAGGCAAGGAAGGATGCGTTCAGCATCTCAATAATCAGATCCTTGTCTGCCCAGCTGGATGAGAAAATGTGGCGCATGATTGACGAACTTGATGGAGTTTCCTCCGCCGAGGAACTGCCTCCTGAAGAGGGTTGATCAGCAAGAATCAAGCAGCGGGGCGCCGGAAAAGCGCCCCGTTTTCGTTTCTGCGGCGGGGTCAGGATCACTGCATCCAACCACTCCCCCGCGGGGACACCATGACAATCGACGCCAAGCAGTGGCTCAAGGGCAAGTACACATCGACGCGCGCGCTGTCCGACAAGGTCATCAACAGCGACTGCATGCTGGTGATCGAAGGATTCGAGACGCTGAAGCTGCTGGTCAAGCAGATGCCGGTTCCGATCATCAGCACGGCCGGTGAAATCGAGATCCCCACGCCGAATGGCGCCAAGCTGTGGCAGCCGCAGCAGCTCAAGGTCCACCAGCAGGGAGCCGTGACGCTGATGGAGACGCGCATTGGCCACATGGACACCTTCTTCGACGACATCGCCAAGAAATCCGACCACACCCGCTTCAACGCGACGGTGTACGAGGGCACCGATGACCGATTCCGCCGCGCCTGGAAGATCATCGACGCCTTCATCCAGCTGGACAACCCGGACCGAGACTGGGACAACAACTCCCAGATCCTGACGTACTCCGGCACGATGTTCTTCCACTACTTCGGCGAAACCGTCGCCGGCAACATCGACAGCATCGACTGATCGAGGCCATGCTGATCAGCGAGATGGTTGGCCAGTACCGGTCCGTGCGCGAAAGCACGGGCCTGCTGCTCACGCCCGAAGAGCTGATGGAGTGCGCCATCAACGCGGCACGCTTCTACGCTGGCTACGGCCCCCTCCGGCTGCTGCCATCCACGGCCATCGAGCCTGAGGCGGCAACGGGCCTGACCATCGGAGAGCTTGCGCTGATCCGCCCCCTGTTCGTGCTCTATGCCGAGCGTGAACAGGCGTCGATGCTGGAGGCCTCCCGTGCCGCCAACCTCGACTTCTACGGCCGGTCGGTCAGTGAGATTTCCGCCGACATCCAAGCCGCTGAAGACGGCATGTCCGAGCGGTCTTTTGTGCACCGGATCATCACGATCTGATCCGGAGCCACTGCCGTGCAAGTCCTGATCCCGGGTCAATCCCAGCCGCTGCGCGGTGACGTGCTGGTTCGCGCTGTCCTGCGCTCGGACCTGACCCCCATCCCGCAGACGATCGAGATCGAGGTGCGGGATGTGGAGGAGACGGCGGGGATGTCCGAGGGAACCAAGATCAAGGTCGGGCGTGAGCTGCTGGAGTTCGAGCTGGTCAAGGAGGGCGGGCAGCGCGCTGACGGCTACAGCGAAGGGTCACGCTCCACCGGCACCCGAACCTTCACCGGCCTGCTGGCCAGCTGCGCACCCCTGTCAAGGCCCCTGCAGCGTGCCGTCGTCCGCTACGGCGCATCGCTGGGCGACATCTACCGGGCATGCGGCGCGCGGGCGCCGATCGAGGCAGACATCCAGGTGCCGGTGTTTGTCTGCCTGCGCGGCATGGTGCCTACTTTTGAGGTGGCCAAGGCGCTCTACGAAGGATCCGCGGCCATCACCTGCATTGATGACGGCAAGATCAGCTTCCGCCGGCTGGCCGATCTTGCTGCAGCCAAAACGGTGATGACAATGAAGGAGGACAGTGCCGAGCGATCGGTCAGTCCGTTCCTTGAGAAGCACCTGGTCCCATTCACGTTCACATCCGACCCCAATGGTGCCATCCTGGCTGGAAAAATCGAGTCGGGCCGAACGGTGGTGCACCGTCCGTTTGCCACGCAGGACGTCCTGAACAGCATGAGCAGCGCACTGATCACCAGGCGCAAGGTGGAGTCCGGCTTTGCCCCGGACATCGTGGCCGGCCTGTCCCTCAAGATCGGGGGGGCTCCATACATCGTGGTCACAGCCGCGCACGTTTTCACTGCCGGTGGACGTGGCGCAGATGGTGAGCAGTCGTCGACCTTCTGGGTCGCGCAGCTCCAGTCATGACGAACGCAGTCCACGCCTTCTGGCCAGCCGAGGTGGTCAGCTACGATGCTGCGAAGCGCCAGTGCCGCATCAAGATTCCGGGTATCACCGATGGATCGCCCGAACTGCCGATCGCGGAGATTGCGCAGTCACTGGGCGACATGAGCGAGAAGACCGAAATCGAGATCCTGCCCGGCGACCGGGTCTGGATCATGTTCGCGCAGGGCGATCCGCGTTTCCCTGTCATCACCTGGTACCGGTCCAAGAACATCGGCAACCGGATCGACTGGCGGCGCTGGCACCACAAGAACATGGAACTGCTGTTCGACGAGACCTGGCAGGCCCAGGGACCGAATGGCTACGTGCGCATGACGGGGGGTGGCAACAAGATCATCGCCAGCGCATCGCAGGAAGTCGAAGTGACGGCCGGCAGCAAGATCACTGCAACAGTGGGTGGGGCGAAAATCGAGGTCACTGGCAGCCAGATCCGCCTGTCAGTTGGAGGCTCTTCGCTGACGATCGACGGCGGCAGCATCACGGCAAAGGCCGGTACGATCAACCTGAACTGACCCAGCATGGCGGCAATCTGGCGTATCGAGGATTACGGCGGCCTGGCCGAGGCCATCGACGCTGATGTGTGGTTCCAGCAGCCAGCCACGGCGCAGCCTCTGCTGGAGAAGATCAGCATCTTTGGAGAGGCGGCTGACCCAACCCCAGGAGAGGTACGGGTGACCATCGTCAGCGTGACGCCGCCGATCCCTGCCGGTGTCACGCTGGGGCCGGTTCCCGCCGCAAGAGCGCCAATGGTTGAGTTGACGCTGGCAGTGCCGGACGCGCGCCTTCTGCTTGGGCAGAATCCCATGATTCTGGAACTGGGCGTGCAGGTGCTGGCCGGCGGGCAGGTGGTCGATGTGCAGGCATTCGAGGCCATCACGCCCCACCACACCGAAGTGATCGTCTACAGGCCAGACCCATCGCACCGGCCCAGGTACACAATCGTGGTCGATGTGGAGGACTGGGGCGGCAATGGCGGCGGCCTGCTGGGCGTTGAGCGCCGGTCCTACGTGTTCGGGCTGCGCAAGGACTACACCCCCAACCGCGACGCCTTGCTGGCCGCGGTCAACGCACGGAGATGAACGATGCCTGCAGCCTCTCGCGCTGGTGATGCCTGTTCCGGGCATGGCCCGTACCCTGGTCGGTCCTCCTACGGCGGCAGTGGGAACGTGCTGATCAACGGCATCCCGGCGCTCAGGACTGGCGACGGCTACGTGCCGCACTGCAGCCCGAAAAAATGCCATTCAGGCAGCGCTGCCATGGGCAGTGGCACCGTGTTCGTCAACGGGAAGCCGCTGATCCGGATTGGTGACCCAGTGAGCTGCGGCAGCGTGTCGGCGGCTGGGTCGCCGAACGTGTTTGCCGGAGGATAGACCTCAGCGCGCCATCTCGGTACGGTACAGCCCCTTGATGGCCAGGTCGCTCATCGGCTGGTACCTCTTGCGAGCGTACTCGACCGTGACGCCGAACTTCTGTGCCAGTTCGGCCGTGATCACTTCACGGATCGGCAATTCGGTCTCTTGCACGAAGCCTTTCATCTCGCAGGCCAGAACCTGGCGGACGATGCCATCGGCCCCGAGCACGACGGAATTCCCCAACTCATCAAGACCCCAAGCGAGACGATCGACCACATTGCGAATCTGCTTGGCCTTGCTGGACCGGATCATCGGGTGCTTGCTGCTGGCGGCGATTGCCTTGACGGACACGCCGTTCACGGCTGCCGTGGCGATGAATTCAGCGATCAGGTTGTTCTGTTTGGCGGTGGTCATGGTGCTCTCTTGGTGCTTCGATGTTTGAATCGTATATCAGTTCATGTAAGCGCACAAGCACCTGAATGATATTTTTAAAGCACACGGAAAACAGGCCGGACACAGTCCTTGCATGGCGCCGATCATCCACCCATGGCCATCTCGCTCAACTACGACAAGCCGTCTGACAAAGACCCCGCGCTCAAGGCGCTCGCCCGGAAGCTGGGGCAGGCCGGTGCGGTCGTGATCGCCCAGTCTGTCGACCAGGGCGCTCCACTCAAGCGCGCCGGCATCGCGTACCGCACGGCCAGCCTGAGCTTCGCTGACTCGCAGCAGGTGCAGATGCTGTTCAAGTCACCCGCCGGCGACGTGTTCGAGGTGCGCCTGAACGGCAAGCCCATCCCGATTACAGCGCAGACCGATGCCAGCGCCGCAGCGAAGGAGATCGCCGGCCGACTCGCCGCTGGCCGCGCCAAGTTCCAGGCCGCGCTGACCAAGGCCCCTGTGGCGGGGGTGTCCGCCATTCGTGTGAGCCGCACGAATCAACTCAAGCAACTCACCGAAGCGCGCGACACGCTGACAGCCGAATGCACTGCACTGGAGGCGGAGCTGGATGGCTTGAAGGGAACTGAATAGCATTTGTGCACACGTAGTGCTTTTGATGTGCTAAATTTGCATCCTTGTTGCAATAGAGGAGCATCATGCACGCCCAATCCATCCCGTCTGCCACCCCCATCATCGAGGTCGATGGAACGCAGATCGCGTTTCACAGGCACGCCGAGCATGGGTACATCATCCGGGTGATTGACCTGACCCGGGCCGTGTTTGCCCAGCGCAGCGACACCTACCGCCGCAAACTCACGGACTTCGGTGCGGTGCTCTTCCGCGGCGCCGGGATTCCGAAATCGCATCCAGCGGAGCCGGACCCGTGGTGCCTCTCGTTCGCTGATGCGAAGAAGGTGCTGCGCCACATCGCCGACACGCCAGGCATGCGCATTGACTGGTCCGGGCATGCGCAACTCGTGCTGGTGTCGATGCAGATGCTGATCCCCGAAATGGGGCACGGCATTGGCGCTGTACGTCCATCCAGTCCACGCATCCAAGTTGGCGCAGAACTTGTAGGGGAGTGCCTGGCCCTCGCGCGAAGAATTCATGCCGCGCCAGCGCCGATTCGATCGCTCGCGCTGGAGTTGATCGAGCTGCGCAGCCCTGCCGACGCGGCGCTGATCCGTGACCACCTCCGCCGCCACCAGTTCACGTTATCCGGGCTGCGAGAGCGCATTGTTTCCGTCTTCGGGCGCGGAGCGGGGGTAGTCTCTTGAGCCGGGTTAGGAGGGATGAACTGTGGAGCCCACACACCCACACCCCCACCAAGCCCGCCGGCAGCCAGTTTGAACGCGGCCACCCGCTGCGCGTCTCCTGCATCCGCTGCGGGGTCCACCGCCCGCGGGCGGAGATGGAGTCCGATGTGCGCATCAAGCATCAAAGGCGGTGCATCGACCGCGAAATGTGCGCATCTGCGCGGGAAGGATCAGCATGAGCATCGCCCGCTTCCCTTCTCAGATCGTGATCGAGGACTCGGACGACAACACCGAGCTGGCAATCGTCACGATGGACGACGGCGCGGCCGCCCTGGTCGAGATCAAGAGCTCCGTCAGCGCGGCATGCTGGCCCGAGCTGTCCGAGCAGATCCTCGGCGCACTGCGGGACATGCGGCTGGATGGGGACTCAGTATGACGCTACCGCTCAACAGCCACATGATCGGGTGGCGAGTCATCCTCAACGGCGACGCGCTCAAGATCGGATCGCCTGATGCCTGGCGCGACGGCCGGGTGGTGTGCGTCGATCCGGAGCTGATCGACCACCCATCGTTGCGCGGCTCGGTGCTGGTCGAGTTCCCGCCGCGCGGCAGGGAGCGTAAGCCCCGTGTCAAGTCAGTGCTTCCGGTCAGCGGATCGCTGTTGCTGGACAACGACCGCAACCGCCGGATCATCCTGCGCCTGCATGGCCGCGTGATCGGCGATCAGGCCGAGCAGATCCTGTGCGATCGGATCGAGTCTGAGCAGTTCATGGGGTCGGCATGACGGCCCGAACTGCCATGGAGAAGGCCTGCAGTGCGACTCGGAAAAGCACACTGGCACTGAATAAGCAGAGGGGAAACACTTCGGTGAAGTCGGCATGTGCCGGCGAAACATGCGTCGGCATCGCCGACAGACTCACCGGAGCCCCAGATGCCCCAGCATCAGTACCTCGGCCAGACGGCAGATGTCGCCGCCTACCTCGACAGCGTCAGCAATGCCACGCCCGGCGATGCCGGCACCTCGCTGCTCGACAGCGTCAAGAACCAGTCCGGCTTCGCGCTGCCGAAGCACCTGGCCAGTTCGATCGAACACCTCCCCGATGACCAGGCCTCCCGCGTGCTGGACTCGGTTCGCATCGGCTGTGCCGAGTTCAAGTCGCGCCACGGCGTCGATGTGTCGGCCGACGTGGTCGAAGCCGCCATCCAGCAGGGCTACGCCGCCACAAAGCCGCTGAAGAGCAACGGCAACAGCATCGTCCTGGACTCGGCGGCCAACTCGAACCACTCCGACAACGGCGCGCTGCAGGCCAACCGCACGATCACCGCCATCGTCTCGGCGATCAGCGAAGCGATTCCCTTCGCCGGCTACCTTCCGGTGGACATCAAGTCGAACAAGGCGCAGCTGGCCATCCTGAACCACGTCGCCGACAGCACCTGGGGTGACTACGCCAAGGGCTCGCTGATGGACGGCGTGAGCTGCGGCGGCAGCTACGCGATGTCGGTGCGCACGGTCATGCTCAAGGCCGCTGGCGGCACGCTGGCCACCTCGTCGAAGTTCACTGCCGAAAACCTCGTCAGCCTGCCCGGCTTCTGCGACCCGGCCAAGACCAGCGTGCCCGTGCTGAAGGGCCGCAGCATGCTCTACGCGAACGGCATCCCCGTTGCGTTCGAGCCGGCATCCTCGCCCGGCACGATGACCGGGCAGATCACGCTGGCTGGTGTCACCTACACGCTGGCCGCGCAGATCAACTCGACCACCGCCGTACTGTCGTCGGTCTCCTGCACCCCGGCGCCCACCGCCGACATGGTGATCACCGCCGAAGCTGTGGTCGACTACGAAGCCGCTCCTGGCCTGGCCCCGCGCGTCATCGTCGAAGTCAAGACCTACGAGATGCTCGCCACGGCGATGCGCATCATGACCGGCTCGACGATCGACTTTTCGACCCAGCTGGCCAATGAACTGGGCCTGGACTCGCGCAGCGAATCTCTGATGGCTGTGCGCACGCAGGTGGAGTCCGAGCGCCACTACAACGCGCTGCGCTACGTCGCGGCCCTGGGCCGCAACCTGTCGAAGGAATTCAACTTCGACGTTGCCACGCAGAAGGGCGCGAAGTCGCTGGACATGATGTGGCGCGACGCCGCCCCGATCTTCTCGGTGATCGACCAGGAGATGGCCGAGGCCACGATGGACCACGGCGTCACCCACTACTACGTGGGCAAGAACCTGGCCGCGCTGCTGCAGTCGGCTCCCGGCGACGTGTTCCAGACCAGCGGGATCTCCGGCCGCGCCGGCATCTACCGCGTCGGTCGCCTGTGGGGCAAGTACGAGATCTACTACTCCCCCAAGGTGGTCGAAGAGGCCGCTGACGGCTCGTGGTCCGAGATGATCGGTGTTGGCCGCTCGTCGCAGCCGGCCCGCTGCCCGATCATCCTGGGCGATGCCGTGGCCCCGACGTTCATGCCGATCGCCATGACCGGCGACTTCAGCCAGAACGACGGCCTGTACGCCCGAAACTTCACCAGCGTCAACCCGCACGTCCCGAGTGCGCTGGGGTGCGCTCGGCTGAAGCTGACTGGCCTCAAGTGAGCCCCGAGGGGAACAGCATGGCAACCCAAAACCGCCCCGCTGTGACCCTCTCTGCCGGACTGAAGCCGGCAGGGGTCACGCAGAAGGTGCCGGCAAAAGTCGAAGAGATCGATGCCCCGGTGATCAACGACATTGCCGAGCCGCCCGAGGTCCAACGCACTGAGGATGCCTCGGTGCAGGCATGGCCTGTCGTGATCGGCGTGCGCAACGACAGCCGGGCGGCAATCGTGTGCCCGGTCTGCGGTCTGCATTCTTCGCCGGGAACGCTGCGCACCATCACCTTGCACGACGCCGACCACGCGCGCGCATCCGTCCAGAACATCCGCGACCTCGCCGCGCTGCAGAACGTCAGCGCAGAGATCATCATCACCGGCCTGCCCAGCGGCCTGTGAACTGAAAAGGAACATCCATGAGCTACCGCCCGTTTCTGCGCGCCCTTGGCTACCAGCCTGGCGTCCAGCTGAACCCGCTGATCGACAACACCGACGGCGCACCGATCAGCACCACTGACCAGATCATCGGTGTGGTTGCCCGCCTGCCGCGTGGCCGCATCGATCGCCCGTTTCGTGTCAACCGCGGCAACTTCGCGACCACCACCGGCCAGAAGCCGACCCCGTTGCGCGCGAGTGCACTGAACGAGGGGCGCCTGCAGATTTACGAAGCGCTGCAAGCCGGCGCCTTCGAGTTCGTCGTACAGCGCCTGACCAGCGCCGGCACGGTCAACCGCTTTGCCGTTCTGCGCCTGGCCAGTGGTGCAGCGATGTCCGCCACGGTTTCCGGGGGCATTGTCACGGGCATCAACATCACTGCCGGCGGCAGCTACTATGTCACCGGCCAGACACTGGCATTCACTGGTGTGGGATCCGGCGCCAAGGGCACGGTCATCGCAACGAATGGCGCCATCACCGGCGTGACCATCATCAACGGTGGATCAGGCTACACCACGGCCCCCGCCGTCACGGTGGCCGAGAATGCATCGTGGTTCGCAGAAGAAGTGTTGCCGACCTCGAACTACGTGTTGGCGATCGAGGACAAGAACTGCTGGAACGATGGCGTGATGCTGTCGCTGAATGCGCTGTCGACCGACACGGCCACGCTGATGGCGTCCACGGACATCGTGCTGCGCATCGCTGACCCGGCCACGGGCGAGATCGTTCGCGAGTTCACCGGATCCCTGGATGGAGCGGCGCTGGATGACTTCTCTGGCTCGAAGTATCTGCCGGACGTTGTCGCGATGCAGGACGACAGCTATGTGATCAGCGTGGCCCCGGGTGCAGTGGTCCCGACCACGGCGAGTTGCTACGGCAACGACGTGAATGGCCGCGCGAAGTGGGGTGCATCGATCGGCCCCCTGGTGCTGTTCACGGAGGGCGCCACGAGCTACGCCGAGACCGACTACAGCCGCTGCATCAATGCGCTGGTGAACGGTGATCTTCCGTTCGGCTACATGATCAGCGGCGGCACCCAGTCGGTGAGCATGCTGACAAAACTGGCGCAAGCTGCGATCGAAGCGGACATCCAGTTCGTCTACGACGTGGCCGGCTCACTGGGCAAGGACGCCGCCATCGCATTCCATCGCGCGCTCGGCTTCGACTCGCACCTGGTGCAGGCCTACTGGGCACCGATCGAGGCGATCGACCCACTGAACGGTGGTCGTGCGATCTGGGGCTCGGCAGGCCTGCAAGCCGGCCTGCGTGCCAAGCGCAACGCACAGCGCAACGCCAAGGGATTCGCGCCGAAGCAGTACCCGATTGCCGGCAAGGACTACCCCGTCCAGCGCGCTGGCATGCGCAAGATGGTGACGCTGACCGATGGCGATGAGAGCGATGCATCGAAGTTCCATCTCAACCCGGTCACGAACAAGAACTACGGTTCTGGCGACATCTATGTGTTCGCAGACCAGCTGACCACAGCCAAGACCGACGTGTCCAAGCGCAAGTTGATCACGGTGACGGAGCGGTCGGTCGAGATCGAGTGGCAGGTATCAGCCTACTGCCAGCAGCTGATCCACCTTCCGCTGCAGGAGGCCGTGCGCAAGGTCAATGCCTTCTTCGACCGCCTCAACGCGGATGCGATGGCCTCGGACTGGATGCGCCCGGCCGTGCAGCTGCAGGGCCGCTCGATGACCTGGGAGGTTCTGGCGGACGAAAGCCGCCCGGACCGCATCACAGTGCGGTACTGGGCATCGTTCGACGGCAACGTGCGCCAGTTCTTTGTCACCCCGTACCTGAGCAAGTGACCCCAGCCAGGTAATCGACAGGGGCGGGCTGGTCCCGCCCCATGAGAGGACAACATGAAGCGAACTTTCACGCAACACCCGGCGGCGGCCTATGCCGCGGCGATGTTCGCGCCCGTGGTCACCCCGGAGGCGAAGCCGGAACCGGTGCTGGAGAAGCGCACGCGCGAGGAACTGATCCTGGACGCTGCGGCCACATTCCAGTCCGGATCCGACCGCGCCGAGGTGGCTGGCATCGTGCACGAGTGGGCCGAAACCAGCCCCGAGGATCTGGACGAAGGCGAGGGCATGGCGGACCGGCTGTACGCGATGCTGGTCGGCGCCGTGGCCGATTCCGAAGATGGTGACCTGACCGAAGACGAGGCCGCACTGGCGCAGACCTACATGGAGCTGGCTGTCAGCTACCTCGTGTCGGCCGGCATCGGCGAGGACGATGCTGTCTCAGCCATTGATGGCGACAACGATGCGGCACAGCGGGTGTCCGATTTCGTCATCAGCGAAGAGCTGACCGAAGACGACATCGACGGGTTCGCATTCGGCGCTGATGAACAGGAGCCCCTGTTTGACAGCGCGGTCATCCTGGACGCGGCGTACAAGATGCGCAACGTCGTGCGCGGCGGCAAGCGCATGCGTGTCAACAAGCGCGTGAGCGGCAGCGTTCGCCTGTCGGGTGCACAGCGGGTCGCGCTGAAAAAAGCCCGCATGCGCTCGTTCAGCGCCGGCGCGAAGATGAAGCGCCTGAAGTCGATGCACATGCGCTCCAAGCTCGGCATGAAGTCGGGCGTCTGAAGCTGATCGCATGCCGCTGCTGAAGTCGGAATGGGGGAGCCTGTCCCCCCACCTCATGGCCGTCTGGTTTCCTGTCCGGATGACACAGGACGGAAACAGCCGGTCATTCCAGGCCTTTGATGACACACAAGTCATGGCGCCGATCACCGATGCGACGGCGGAACAGACACAGAACTGGACCAGTCCATTCGAGAACCAGACGGCAGACAGCGGCATGTCAACGTTTTCGGCAATGCTGCAAGTTGGCGGTTTCGGTGCGATCATGAACGCGCTGCAGAAGCACGTTCCGAACGGATCCGCCGCAGACAGCGCGCTCAGTGCCGCACAGGAACAAGCCAACAGCCTGACCGGATCGACCTCGATCACCAAGCTCAACAGCACCCAGATCTACAACGGCAGCCCACCGCTGAAGATCACCATGACGGCGCACTTCCGAGCGCTGCGTGACCCGATCAAGGAGGTCAAGAAGCCTGTGAACCAGCTGATGGAGTGGAGCATGGCCGAACATCTGGCGCAGGATGGGTTTCTGACCAACCTGGTCGAGTCTGGAAGCGCCGTCAGGTCGGTCTACCCCAGTCGGGCGCCCAGCATCATTGGTATGATCTTCCGCAGCTGCTTCTACATGCCGATGGTGATCGAGTCCATCTCCAAGCCGCTGACGCACCCGATCACCACCGACGGCCAGACCATCGTCACCTCGGTGCAGATGACGCTGGCCAGCCTGACAGCGCTCGACCGGACCGACTGGAAAAACGCGGTCGGCGGCTGATTGGCCCGGCGCAACCTTCGGGCTGCGCGGCTATCCCGACGGGGAGAACACCGGCAGCCTACCGGCCCGCCGCGCACCTCTTCTCAGGCGATGCAGCAAGGTGCGCATGACAGCAACACCCCCTCCGGCCAGCACTGGACAGAACGCCAGTGCCACCTACACCCTGTATCACGGCGACTGCCTGGACGTGCTGCGCGGCATGCCGGACAACAGCGTGGACTCGATCGTCTGCGACCCGCCCTACGGCCTCAGTGACCACAAGCCAGCCGAGGTGCTGGAATGCCTGAAGGCGTGGATTGCCGGCGAGCCGTACATCCCGAAGGGGAAAGGCTTCATGGGCAAGAAGTGGGACGCATGGGTGCCCGGCCCCGAGATCTGGCGCGAGTGCCTGCGCGTGGTGAAACCCGGCGGCCATCTGCTGGCCTTTGCCGGCACCCGCAGCATGGACCTGATGAGCATGGCCGTCCGGCTGGCCGGGTTCGAGCTGCGCGACAGCATCGGCTATGCCCACGACGGCGGCGGCGCCCCGCTGCTGGCCTGGACGTTCGGGAGTGGGTTCCCGAAAAGCATGAACGTGTCCAAGGCGATCGACAAGGCGGCAGGCGTGGAGCGGGAAGTTGTCGGCGAGATGCCAGACCGGTGGACCGGCTGCGGCAACGTGCTGAACTTCTCGACCGATCGCGCCCAGGACACTGTGCCTGTGCTCGGTGGTCCGGCCACCGAAGCCGCAAAGCAGTGGCAAGGCTGGGGCACCGCCCTGAAGCCAGCATGGGAGCCGATCATCCTGGCGCGCAAGCCACTGGCCGGAAC